AATATTTAAAAATATTCTTTTAATATACATTATGAAATATTTATCATTTGATGTTGGGATTAAAAATCTCGCCTATTGTTCATTAAATGATAAAAAAGAAATACTTGATTGGGGTATTATTAATTTAGATAAAAATCCTATTTGTCAATGTGGATTACAAAAAGAATGTAGTAAATCATCAACATTTATAGTTACAGATGATAATGGTGATAAAAAGTATAGTTGTACAACTCATACTAAAAAATATAAGAAAAAGAAGAAAATGAATAATGATAGAGATATATTTAATTTAAGTAAAATTATGATAAATGAGTTGAATCTTAAAGAAGATTTTTTAAATCATGAAATTATTTGTATAGAAAATCAACCTGCTCTAAAAAATCCTGTCATGAAAACAGTCCAGATGATTTTATATAGTTATTTTATGATTGAAGGTGTTACTAAAGATAAACCTGTATCAGAAGTTCATATGATTAATGCTCGTAATAAATTAAAAGTTTATAAAGGACCTGAAGTGGAATGTAAATTTACAGATAAATATAAAAAAAATAAGTATCTTTCGGTTGAATATACTAAATTAATGATATTAGAAGAAGATAATAAATTTATAGAATTATTTACTGAATCTAAAAAAAAAGATGATTTGGCAGATGCTTACCTTCAGGGGATTTATTTTATTGATAAATAATATAATGAATAATTATAAAATAATAATAATTATATTTATAATATATTTGATATGGTATTCAAATGAGGCAGAATATATAAAAGAAAAACCTACATTAGAAGAAGATGGATTTATGAAATTATATAATATAAAAAAAGAAAATATATTAAGTTATTTACCAAAAGATTATATATTTATAGATTATAAATATACAATAAAAGGTTGTACTTTATCAACTTTTCATCGCGATGTAACATCGAGTCAATATATTTATAAAACTAAATATCCTGTATACACTTATATAATTTATTGTAATGATGGACCGCATATATCTTTATGTCCAGGTTCACATAAAATTGTACCATTTAATTTTAATAAATCAAAAACAATAAATGGAAAAAAAAATGAAGGTTATTTATTTAATTGTGATTTAATTCATGCCGGTGCTATAAATGATAATAAAGATAAACGATTAGTAATACAATATAAGGTATGTCATAAAGATGACTTAAATAAATTAAAACATTTAATAGGTATTAATAAATTTCAAAAAAATGATTGTAATAATAATTTATATAATGATATGATTTTAAGAAAATTATCATTATTATTCCCTTATATAACTAATCATATATTTACATCTTATTTACAGTCAAAACAAGATAATATATTACAAAAAATAATAAATTATATTTATAAAAGAGATTTTTATAATATGTAATTTATTATTTTTTGTAATATATTACCTAAATAAGTTACTAATATCAATATCTAAATAGTCTATTGAAATCATTATTCTTAATTATATTAAAAAATATTATAAATAAATTGAGATAGAATTATTTAATTTTAATATGTTTAATTAAATCTTTGGACTGCATGGGTATTTCATTTTTGCGAGGAGGATATCTATATAGCGTCCATTCCGATTCATCTGGGAATTTTAAAATACCTGTTTCATACCTATAAGTGGTTATCACGGGGATATTTTCAATGGGGTCTCCATACAATACCTTATCGTATTTTGGTCTTCTTACCAGTTCTCTTGATTTGACTGGAGATATAATCCAACTGAAACCCGAAAATGTAGGACTGTAAATCCAACCTTTTTTATTTCCGTTATGTTTAATTTGATCCAAAGTATTAAATTTATTTCGGTACATGGTACTCAAATGATAATCATTTCTCGATGGTTCGCTTTGTCTCATTATTATTTTATAATAATTAATATGAGTTGTAAATGTGATATTATCTTTTAGATCATTCAATACTCTTTTATTTTTCTTTTTAGTTTCAATATATTTACCTAATAAGTTACTGACATCAATATCTAAATGATCGATAGAAGATATCATATTATATAAAAATAAGATATTATAAATTTCAAATTTAAAACTATATATAAAATATAATTACCAAGTGAAATGAACATAGATTTGGGTGAAGGCATTATTATTCCAAACATTAAACTTTAATCCTTGGAAGTGATCTCGGTAACTGATTACCCCATTTTGAACACCTTCACATAAATACATTGATTCAGGATTACACATTTGATTCAGCCATACGCGACACATTTTGGATGGTTTTCCTGTATTTGGGAGATTAAACTTAAAGTGATCCCAACTTAAATTATAATAGAGTTCTCTGATACCTTTATTGGATTTGGATTCGATGGATTTTTTCAAATCAGTATAATAAATAGCAGTCAATTCATACATTTTATCATCATATTTTCGTTGCCAGTTGTACATTTGTGATTGTTTTTGTAATTCTTTTTGTTGGTGATGTTGCATAGATGTTTCTTGAAAATCTTGGATAAAAGTTTTATTCATTTTGTTATTGGATAAATTTTTTTTAATAATTTCAAATTTGGTACGTTCAAATTTCAAAATATATTTAAAGAGAATATTTAATTAAATAATAAGTATATGGCAAATATATTATTAAAATCATTGGATAACTATTATAGTAATGATAACAAAATAGAACAATTTAATGATTATGTAAATGGTGACAAAAAAATATCATTAAGGATAATAGATTGGTTTGTAACTAATTATTCGAAAAAGTATAATGTGTTTTATGAAATTTATAAAATGCCTGATGGTGGTTTATCTTTTGAAGAAAATGGTAATGAATTATATAATCAAATAAATATATTCCATGCTTATAAATCACAATTAAAATCATATTCTAAAAAGAAGTTTGATCCATTTTGTAGAAAAGAAAGAATAAATTTTAATTGTAAAGATTATAATATAGAAACTACATTGGGTCAATTAAATTTTTTTAAGTGGTCCCTTGATAATATGGTTTTAGAATATATTACAGAAAATTATAACCATATAGAAAATGATATGAATATTTGTTTTAATAAAAATAAAAAAAGTAAAACGGATAGTAAAAGAAAACCTAGACAAGAATTATCTAAATCAGCATCTCGGGGGTTAAATACTGCAAAACATAGAATAATATTAGATTTTAATTAAATATCAGAGACATCAATATCTTCATCCGTTGAATTTTCATCTGAATCGACTTTTTCTAATTTTTCATCATCAGACGAATCTGGTAAATTAGTGCTGAATACAATTCCTAGATTATCATCATCATCTGATGAATATTGATTATCAACATCTAAGTTAATACTTTTGGGAATTAATCCTTTGTCTTTTAATTTGCGTGCTAAATTTACATCATAATTATCAATAATATCACAAATACTATCTTGCCATTCTCTAATAGATACTAGAACAATATCATTAGTATGGACAAATTTCTTTTTTCGCATTTTTCCGCACATAATTGCCTTTCGTTCTTTTCCATCGAAACACAATACATCGAATCTACAATTACCATTACACTTTTTAATTTGTGCGTATTCTTGACCTTCATCTTTCAAACGTAAAGTTTTTTCACCAAAATTATTTTGTTTTTTATTTCTTTTATGTTTTTTACCTCCCTTGATATTAGGCATGTTTATTAATTATTACAATATATATTATAATTTTATTCTTAAATAAATTTGATCATCCTTTAAATAAATTTGAAAATTATTTTAAAAAACATTCAATATATTAATAATCATGTTCTGTTGTAGTAAGAAACATAAGAACAAAGTCCATTTCCTTAATGAAGTATTTGAACCGAGACCACCATTTAAAGATCTTCCAAAAAAAAGGAGGAAAAGTATATATCCTATGACACTATCAAAACAAGAACAATTAAAAAAGAATAAAGAAGATATTACCAAAGAAAGAATAGAAAATGAAGGATTTACAGATAAATTCTTGGATGAAATTATTCAATGTGGCGGGTGTCAGGAAAAAATTGCTCTGAAAGAAAGAAAAGAATTACATCATTGTAGTGAGTGTAATAATTTCTATTGTTGTAATTTTGCAGGAATATGTGTAGGAAGTGAATGTTCAATTGTATTTGAAGGTAAAAAACAATCATTAAGTTATTGTATGAATTGTGTTAATCCATATTTCAAAATAAATATAAAAGAAAATGGTGAATGTTTATGTAAAAATTGTGAAAATCAACCAAATCTGCCAAATCATTATAAAGAAGTATAATTATATATATAAAGAAATATCATTTTTTTATATATAAGTAATATGGAGAAGATTTTAAATAAAGGCGGTATAACATTAATAAAAGTATTAGGGGATAGTAATTGTTTATTTAATTGTATAGTACAGCAATTACATTTAGATAGAAATATTAAATATTATGTAGATAATAATTATACATATAAATTAAATCAATCTAAAGAATATGAAAAATTTTCGGAAGATTTAAGGCAATCAGTTGTAGATTGGTTAGATAATAATTTAGATTTTTTATTACCCACTGGATTAACAATTAAAGAAGACATATTAGATTCTATTAATTATGATGAAAATTTAAGTACTATTCGAGATTATTTATTAGATATGCGGGGATATAAATTTGCTGGTCAAATTGAAATATATGCTTTATCTAATATGTTGAAGAAAAACATTTCTGTATTAACAGAGATAGATGATACATATTATTCATTAGGTATGGGAAATATATACAATGGACTATCAGACGATAATATATATTTATATCATAATATGTTAGAACAAGAAGATGAAAATGAATATCATTATAATTTATTATATTTAAATAATAATTCAAAAATAATAACTAAGAAAAAATATTTAGAATTAAACAATAGAATATCTAAACCATTAACGAGAAATACATTCAAAGCACTTATTGATTAGTATTCCTATTAGTATCATCAATTGGTACTACGGGTTTTATAGGTGTGTTTGGTTCAGGGATAACATTATTTTCAAGATCTGAGATAGTTGCTGTTAAATTTGTTAATAGTTGTTGACTATCAGTTATTTTTTTTAAGACGTCTTTGTCAGGTAATTGTTTTAAATCTCCAGTTATTTTATCCCCTATATTTTCTAAATTAGAAACAGTATTGACGGTATCTACTAATGGTTTAAACATTTCATTATTTTTAGATTTTTCCATGAATGATTTCATTTGACCATCAAAATCAAAATCTAATAGTGGGGACTTATTCGTGCCGTCTTTTTTTTTAGTTTTATTACCCTTGCCTTGGAATTCTTGTTCAATTTGTTTTCTTTTGATATTTTCGACTGCTTTACAGAATTCTTTATATGCTTCTATGGTATGAGTATTATATTCTTCATATTTGCCAGATAATCCGAAAAATTGCCAACCTTCTGTTTTTAATTGTTCTACTACTAAAGAATAACTAAAATAATCCTTATCTAAAGAAAATAATTGAAGAAATCCATTGCTTATAGTGACCATTAATGATATAGACCATGTAGACCAATATGATATTTGATCAAAATTTCTGGGCAATTTAGCAGGATCCATTTGACCTATGGATAACAAAGCGGGTAAAAGAATAGAACCAGTAGTTACAATAAATCTAAATACATTATAGTATTTTTTTGTATTGTTTCGTTTTTTTTCATAATAATCGACTTCATCTACAAACCGCGCTTTTATTATTTCTTTACTTTCCTCATTACCTCCCGGCATTTGTAAATTATCTATTATATTAGTAACTCTATTTGTATAATTATTCATTATATATTTATAATAATATTTTTATTAATTTTTTATATTTATATAATATAGTTATATGGATATTATTAATAATTTTATCGATGAATATATATTTTCAGATCGTAATGAATCAAAAATAGGAGAATATGGTAATGAGGTGGTCGATTTACTTAATAAACTTATAAGAGTAATTATAGCATTTGGTATTGTATATTTAATAATACAAAGATTACCGGATCATGGTGATAAAGATCATACAATGTATTTTAATTTAATATTGATAATAACCATATTTTTATTACTTACACATATAAGGGATAATTGGTATGAGATTTATGATAGAAAAATTGTCCAGGATAACCACTATTTTTCGGGTGGAAACCCCTCAGAAAATATAGGTGAAAATATTGGAATATTGTACAATATTGTTTACAGCGAAATGTATACTCAGGTGATATCACCGGAAAATTGGTTCTACTTTACTATATCTGGTCTGGTATTATCAGCGCTTGACATGTCATTGTGGTACACTTTCTTAGCATTTTTACCAATTGAGGCAGTTCAAGGAACTATATATTGGATTACTTTCGTATCAAAATATTCTCCGATAAGATTTATATTTGGAGATATCAGTCCAGAAGACACATATTATATATATGAAGAAAATCGAATAGGTAAGACTGCTACAGGACTAACGGAGGACGCAGCAAATATCTCAGAACTTAAAAATTTAAATGACTATTTTTACATTATGTACATTGTATTAATATTATTAATATTTTTCACTATTATAATAAGATTAACAACTGATACTATAATATCTTGTGATAATTTCATAGGTCCTATTCCTATAGATTTATTACAAGGTTGTAATGGTTATAGGTTTTATATGGTTTTTAATATAATATTATTTATAGGTTTTTCAACCGATTTTATTGATTCACTACAAAAAATATCATTAGATAAACAACTGTTGAATTGTTCTATGAAGAAAGATGGCGATTCGAAAGAACTAAGCGGTATTCATCAAATATATACTAGTGCCAATGGAGATTGCTTGGCGCCCGAAGAAATAATTGAAACGCCTAATTATTGTAATGCGGAAGAACATATAATAGAATGTGCTAAATCAGATAACCCGCCACAATTAGAAGGTTGTCAAATGTATAGATCTGATTATAATGATAATAATTTTAAATTAAAAGAACTTAAAGATTATGTCCAACTTTTAGAAACAATTCCTCCCGGACCCGACCATGTTATTGACGGTAAAAATTATAGAATAATAGTCAAAGAAGACAGTTCAGGTCTCGGCGGATATACTATTGATACCAATAAAACACCGTTTATAGATGAAATAACCTCTGAGTGTAGAGATTCAATTGAAAAATGGTTGAAAGGATATCGAGGTAATGTGGAACCTGTGCCTATTACCGGCAAAGCGTCCGATCCGCCTGGACACCGGTGATGGAATATGTGTCGCGATAAATGCAATTAAATATAAAATAAATATATTATATTTATATAATGACTATTAATGAGATTTTTGACAAATCTGAGACTATAAACCGCCTCAAAGGTTTTTTGAAAAAAACCGGAGATCAAATAAGTCCAAAAACTGACCTATCCAATAGAGAAAAATCAAAAAAAAAACTAACTGAAGAAGTATTAGATGGTAAATCGGTTGTTAATAAAATGGGGATATTTGGACCAGATACATATAAATATTTAATATATGTTATATTATTTCTCAATATCTGTTGTATTATTTTATTAACATTTAATAAGTCAACATTTTACAAATTTGAAGACAATCAACAAGTTGATATTAGATTAAATAAGAATGTATTTTATATTTATATATTTGTATTATTCTTACTTATTTTACAATTATATTCATTAAAAGAGAATTATGACATTATTGTTAAAAATCGAGGTTCATATCAACCTTATATAGAAGGTTTTAATATTTTATGTATATTGGGTATAAGTTATTTTATATATAGGGAAATTGATTTTATACATACCCCTTGTCCTGAACCCAATCAAAAGAAGTGTGTTGCAAATACCAGGGGACCTAATAAGATAAGTGATTGTCCAAACGGTCCGTTTAAATGTGGAGACAAAGTTGTGAAAGAATATGATTGCGGAGAAGAAAATTGCGATAAAGAGATTTCCAAAAACTTTTATTTGACACCAGGACCTGAACCGCTCCCAACCTGTGGATCCTTTGAAGGTACCTGTGATGAAGAGGCATCCCGGAGAGAGTCAGATACGGTATGTATTAACAAAAAATGTAATGCGTCAGATTGCTGTTCGACACCAGAACAATCAAGTGATAATATAAGTAATATACAAAAAATTATTACTGATACATTTAATGATTTAATTGAACCAGATGAGCAAAGGATCAAAAATTTAGAAAAAAGGTTTGACAGTTTATCTCCAGGCGAAGGTATACCGGGACCTGCGGGACCTGCTGGACCTGTGGGACCTGCGGGACCTGCTGGAACTGCTGGAACTGCTGGAACACGCGCATTCTCACGTTTTGTGACATCATCTGATAGCGATACCCGGTCTGACATATCATCACCTTCATCCAATCAATTTTCAAATATTTTGTGCCCGAATGAACCGGGTGGTTTATGTAAGGATGGGGAAGGGAGGTGTGATGATAAAGGTATGTGTGAAGGTTTTGCCTTAATTTCATTACAAGAGAAAATAGATTTAAAACTAAAATATAAAGATTTAAATAATAATACTTACAAAGTAAATAATCTAATGAATAATTTAGAAACTTTTTTACTAAATTCACTTAAATAAATAAATATACTATATTTAATAATGTGTGGAATATTTTTTTATTTTGGTAAAAAATACAATCTAGAAAATCTATTAATTGATTTCAATAAAATTATTAATAGAGGTCCCGACCAATCAAAACTAATTGATTTAGATGACAAAGTATTTGGTTTTCATAGGTTGGCAATTAATGATTTATCTGAAGATGGTATGCAACCATTCATAGATAATAATATTTATTTAATTTGTAATGGTGAAATTTATAATCATAGTTTTTTAAAAAATGAATTTAATATTGATTGTAAATCTAACTCGGATTGTGAGGTAATAATTCATTTATATAAATTAGTTGGCATAGAAAAAACCTGTCAACTATTAGATGGTGTATTCGCATTTGTTTTATATGATGGAAATTTAGATAAATTATATGTGGCGCGCGACCCATACGGTGTCAGACCATTATTTATGGGTAATAATGGAGAAAAAGAACTATTTATATCATCTGAATTAAAAACTATATCTGATAAATGTAAAGTAGTTGATCAATTTAATCAAGGGACTTATTTAGAATATAAAAAAGGTGATATTTTCATGCTTAAAAAGTATCATGATAATAATTTTAAAATTGATTCATTGAGAAGTGACGAATTTATATTAACATGTATCAAAAATAAATTAACCAAAGCAGTTAAAAAAAGATTATTATCTGATAGACCCATAGGCGCTTTATTATCAGGAGGTTTGGACAGTAGTTTAATATGTGGGATAATATGTAAACTATTAAAAGAAAAAAACATTAAATCAAAACTCAAAACTTTTTCAATTGGTATGAAAGGTGCCACCGATTTAGGATATGCTCAAAAAGTCTCTGACCATATTGGTTCCGAACATCATACAATTGAATGTACTGAAGAAGAATTTCTATCTGCTATTCCTGAAGTTATTTATAATATTGAATCATATGATATAACTACCGTTAGAGCGAGTGTAGGCAATTATTTAGTTGCAAAATATATTAAAGAAAATACAGATGTTGTCGTATTATTTAATGGAGATGGAAGTGATGAACAGAGTGGATATTTTTATTTAAGAAACGCACCAAATGAAAAAGCATTCCATAATGAATGTTTGAAATTATTAGATGAAATAAAATATTATGATGTATTGAGGTCTGACAGATCTGTTTCTAGTAAATGGTCATTAGAATCTAGAACTCCTTTCTTAGATAAAGATTTTGTAGAATTTTATATGTCTATTGATCCAAAAAAGAAAATGTATAGTGAAAACATTATAGAAAAAAGATTATTAAGAAAAGCATTCGAAAAAGAAAATATTATACCAGAAGAAGTATTATGGAGACCCAAAGAAGCATTTTCAGATGGTTGTTCATCAGAAAAAAGGTCATGGCATAAAATTATACAAGAATATGTGGATATAATTATTACAGATATTGAATTCAATGAAAATAAAGCCAAATTTACTAAAAATCCGCCATTAAATAAAGAAAGTTACTGGTATAGGAAAATATTTGAAAGTCATTATCCTGGTAAAGGAGATATAATACCACATTATTGGTTACCTAATTGGTCTGATCAAACAGATCCTTCTGCTAGAGAATTATCTTGATCTCTTTTTAGATTTCTTTTTAGATTTCTTTTTAGATTTCTTCTTCTTCTTTTTCGCGCCTGTTGATTTAGTAGGTGTCACTTTTGCTTCTTGTATACTCATTTCTAAAGCCATTTTAAGTTCTTCTGAACTATTCAGTGATTTTGATTTAGACTTCGATTTAGTCTTAGATTTAGAACTCGATTTAGATATGGAACTCACATCGCTTGATCCTAATGTAACACCCATTTTATTTTTCCTAGTTCTTTTATATTTCTTATATGCTTTCCTGGTTTTCTTTGGTAAACCAGGTTTGCGGAGTTGTTTCCTGTAAAACTCAATCATATCATCTAGTTTCTCACCTGAGAATTTCTTTTTAAGTGAACTTTCTATTTCTTTTGACAATTCTTGTTGTAATGACCTTTTCAATAATTCATTAGTTTTATCTAATAGTGGTCTATTTGCTGCATCGGGTATCTCAAGTGCTTTGAGGATGTTAAAAATAATTTCCTCGGGTTTGTCATCATGTTTTGGGTCAATCAACATAGTGGCAAATGCTAAACGTTGTTTAGCATGTAATTTCTTAACTTGGGATACAATATATTCGGAGTATATTTGTTGAATCAGTGGATCGTCAATAGGTGATTTGCCTACTGCACTTAGACCTCGACGTTCGAATGTTCGAATATTAGGATCAGCACCTGCTTCAATTAAAAGTTTAACAGTACGATAATCTGTATCTGCGTGTAGTTGTGTGACTCTGCTCAATGACGTATGACCACGTTCATTTTTAATATTGGGGTCGGCACCAGATTCAATCAAAAGATTAATAATAACATGATTATTATTGCGCACACTCTCCATCAATGCTGTGACACCTTCTTCATCTTGAATATTCGGATCAGCACCAGCGTTAATTAAAAGTTTAATCATTTCTATATCAGAAGATTGTACTGCATTCATTAATGCAGTATTACCATCATTACTTTGAATATTAGTATCTGCTCCTGCTTCTAGTAAAAGTTTAATAACTGCAGTATCCGAATAGCGACTTCCTGAAGCCAATATTAACGCTGTCGAACCGCGGTGGAATCTACCTTTACTATTTACATCAGACCCTGCTGTAATTAATAGTTTTACAATAGCAGCAAGTCCGCTTGCTGCAGCTCCTAAAAGAGGAGGTCTTCCATAACTATCTTCTATATTAACATCAACCCCTGCAGCAATTAATAGTTTTACAATCTCTGTATGTCCGTCGCGTGATGCTATTATTAATGCATTGGTGCCTGTATCTTTCCCAGCGATATCTACCCCCGCTGTAATTAATAGTTTCACAAACTCCAAATTGCCTTCCTCTATCGACACTTCTAAGGCATTTTCCCCATATTTATTTTCCATATTAATATCAACACCACCCTTGATCAATTCTTTAAATTGTTGAATATTTCCTGACCGTGCAGCAGCAATCAATTCACTCATTTATATAATATACATAGAATTTAATTTATCTCTTCTTAGATTTCTTTTTGGATTTNTTTTTAGTCTTTGAACCTCTTGAACTTAATGTTTTATTAACATCTTTGAATTTATAATAATCTTTTTTTAGAACATTATATCCCATTAATTTTCTAATATTTCTTATTAATTCTACATAATAATTAGGGTTAATATTATGATTTACTTGGAAATCAATATTATTTTTATCATATAATGATATTTTTATAATATATAAATGTAATTTTACAAAATATGATCTATTATCACCAACATTATATGAAATATTTACATAATTGTCCTTATCTAGATATATACTAGTTGGAAAGAATATTAATTCTTGTTTTGATTCATAATTAGGTAATTGGAAAAAGGGTGATAATTCAGTTATTTCTTTTTTCTTCATATCTAATATAAAGAAAAATGCCGTATATAGTTTAAAGAATTTTTTAAAATATACCTTATCATCATTTGAATATTTAGATTTATCGATTGCAGGAATAAAATATTTATTCAGATTTGAATCTCCTTTATAATCTAGTACACCATGTCCCATTCCAAGGTATTTACCAGAACCTAAATCTACTAAATTAGTAGAATTTCTAATATGAAAATTTAATTCTGGATAACTTTCATGTATTTTCTTTAGGACTTTATCATTAATATTACATACCATTTTACATTTAAAATCGTCATTTACCTCAAGTATTTTTAAGGGATTTATATCATATAACATATGTAATTTCTTATTGTGAATGAATGACCCCCAATTCTTCTCGAATTTAGTAGATAATTCTTCACATAAATTATCTTTATTAACATCATATTCTAATTTGTCTAAATTAACTTTTGAAACGAACATATGTCTCGGCGTCTCCTCTTGTTTCTTATTTAACTCATTTACTAATATATATATTTGATCATTGTGATAGAATAAACGCGGATCCTCTGGACCTTCTAAAATATGTTTTTCATGAGGAATAATTTTGTGCTTGAATTCTTTAAATTTAATTTCCTTATTTTTAACAAGGTTTGGGTCTATATCTAATATATTTTGTCTTAGTTTCTTCATATTTTTTGAAAATAATGATAATATTACAAAATTTATGCCATCCCAAGATCTTACATTTCCATACCAACCCCTGCTAGCAATTAATAAGTTATCACTATTATTAAGTGGGAGTATTGAACTATTGAATATAGTTATATCTTTATTAGTTAATAATTTATCATCTCTTTTTATTTCTTCTGATAAATTAATACAAGATAATTTAAGTTGTTCTCGTGTGAGATTATATTTCATTTATATAATATTAAAATAAATAAATTTGATTTAAAAATAAATAAATAATTATATTATATAAATGAATACAATGACTGATACTCAAACAACTCAAACAACCCCCGATGAGACAACACGTAATAGTCACCACCCTCTAGTACTTCAAAATATTGAAAATTCGTGTAGGTATAATACTAGAATTTTAGAAATTATAAATAATTCTGAAGAATATTTAAAAGATTTCTATGATGAATCACCTAATTTCACTTTTAGTAAGGATTATATTAACAAATTAATTTGGTTAACATATTCAGATAAGGACAAAAAACAAATTCTTGATAGAGAATTAGAAGAATATTTTAATTAGGAAATTTAATATAATATTTTAATAAAGTTATTTTATATTCATTAAACATTTTATTACATTTAATATTTTTTTTATTATTTTCATATAATTCAAATGTGTTGTAAATATGAAATATGTAATTATAAATCATAATTATATATATAGTATTATTTTTATTAAAAATCATCTTTGTTTTTATTAGATTCAGGTAGTGCTGAGTTATTATTACCAGTTTGAGTATCTGGATTATCTCCTTGTTGTTGTTCAGATAATTTTGCCATATCAACTGTATTTTGTTCTTCACTAGTAAATTGGTTATTATTATTATTATTATTATTATTATTATTATTATTATTATTATTATTATTACGAGTACTATCATAAATATTATCATAATTCGATAGGGCAAAATACTTATCTTCATACAAACCTTTTTCATTCATATCTAAATAAGCATTATTAATAATATCCATTGTAAAAGCACTATAAGGCAATATAGGATTGTATTTTAATAATGTAGCATATTCAGATGGAGAATATTGCATTGGATTAGGTTTAGTATCTTTTCCTTTAACTAATTCTTCATATTTTTGCTTATAATTTTCATCTGAACTATTGGAATTACTATTTTTAGGTATATCCGAAAACATATTATTATTATCTAAATTTAAATCTAATGTATCGGAAACTTTTTTAAGTTCCGTTTCTACTTTAATTAATTTTTGTTTCATACTGTAATCATAATATGCTAAACCTATAATTATTATGATTAATAATATAACAAAAATAGATAATAATATAATATTTATTTCATTATTATCAAAGATATCGTATAATTCAAACATATATATTATAAATATAAAAAAATTTAATTTATATAATAAAAAGATCTATATTTTTCCATATAATCATCTCTTTTGATATTTTTAATATAATCTTCAAACTCGCCTCCTTCTAACATACTTGTTATAAAATGTAAACTATATATTCCACATTCAGTATTATTTTTCTGATGTTGTATATCATTATATAAGAATTCCATATTTTTATTTGTTAATGATTTATATTGTTCAGATACAGTATCTACCAAATCTTTTATTTCTTTTGTAGGTTTGTCTGCTAAAGAATCAAAATAATAAATTGAAGGATTTTTCCGGCAACAAGGTGATAATTCAATATAAATAGATACCCAATGTGAACCAGATTCATCATGATCATCCAAATTAAATACAGAACCTATTTTTTTTACCCCATTATCCATATGTTCTTTGATATCGATATTACATAAATTACCAGATACACACCTATTTCCTAATTTTAAATCAAAATCCATAGGTAATGCTCCATAACATTTAAAATCTGGATAACATTCTTCATATTGTTTCAATACTTTTTCAATATCAGAAGTGGAGGCCCATTCATTTTTATTTTTGACCCATGAATTAGGCATTTGTGGTCTAAAATTATTTTTAAATCTATTTAATTCTTCAGGGGATAAATGTTTTATAATTTCATTTAATGTTATCCAACAACTTTCTGATTTACAATCAGACATACTTGATATTTTATTTACAATTTGTTTATATAATTGATTTTTATCATTTAAATTAATTTTAGCATTATAAAAATTATTAAATATATTTGCAATTTTTAATAATATATCATGATCAATACATGATAGTGTATTATTAGATTTTTTAGGGGAGCAATGTTTTTTGTTAAACGATTTTCTAGTTTTCCTATCATATGATTTTAATGATTTTAATGATTTTAATGATTTTCTAATTTTTTTAAATGTTTTTTTACCTTTAACCATTATATATAAATATAATATTTAAAATTAAAACACATATAATAATAAAATGGAACAATTACTTTCAAAGAAATCGGAACTTAATAATAATTTTAATGAAATTTTACTATTATTAAATAATATTGATTTAAAAGATAATTCTCTAGTAGATGAATTGAATAATAAAAATAAAATATTGAATCAATCAAATAATAAATTAATTAATGAAATATCTGAAAAAGATAAAATTATTTCTATGAATCAAAAAACTATATGTGATTATGAAAAACAAATAAACTTATTTAATAAAGAACAAGAAGAATCAAATAAGTTTGATATGTTTAAAGCTAAAGATAAAGAAGTACACGAGCAAAATAAAATCATTACAAATTTACAAAAAGAAATTAAAACATTAAAGACATTGTATACACTTTCAAATAAAAAATTAGTATGTGAGGTTAATGAAATTGTTCAAGAAACACCTGTTAAAGAAACACCTGTTAAAGAAACACCTGTTCAAGAAACACCTGTTAAAGAAACACCTGTTAAAGAAACACCTGTTAAAGAAACACCTGTTAAAGAAACACCTGTTAAAGAAACAAGTGATAATGTGGAAGATATAGAACAAGATTCTGATGAGCAACTTGATGTAGAAACCATCACCTGGTACAAAAAAGAATACTATATGTTAGACGAAGGAGGCGAAAAAAAAGTGTTTGAAATTGAGGATGATGATCTGGGAAAAGAGGTGGGATTATGGGTTGATAATAAGTTGGTGCGTCCTGGTAAAAAGTGATGAAGAATTATTAATTACTTGCCCTTTAAAAATAATGTAAATTGTTTATCAATATTTGTTTTAAAAAATTTTAAAAATTTATTTTTATCTTTTAAATAAAATTCAATTAAATCAGGATATAAATAATTCTTTTTACAAACTTCTGGAGTATGATGTAACTTATCTGCGACTTTTTGGACACATTCTTTCAAATCTTTATTTGCGTCATCTTCATTAGAATTGAGCAAATATTTAATTAATTTAATATTTGCTGACCAAGTCCTAAAATCTTTACTTGAAAAACTCCCAAATTGTTTAATATATGAATTTACATCTGTAGAATGGACATTAAATTTAATATTAGATTCATCTTTTTTATATGTAAATATTCTAGCATTATTTTTTATAGTTTTCTTTTTAGTTTTAAGGTGTTTTTTTATTGTTTTATTATTAACATCGCATGTATTTCTTACACTTTTTTTACCAATAAAATCTATTGTCACTTTATCTTTATTAACTAATATATGTTTATTTTTAAGAGTAGATACACCATATGAATTATTTTGTCTAAGGTATTCATCATTACCTACTCTAAAATCACAATCCATAATTAATTTTAATATCATTGAAACTTGTTTGAGTTTTTCATTTGAATCTAATTTGAGATTTTTATTAATATCTGTATTAATTTTCTTGTATTGTAATCCGAATAAATAAAGATCATTAAATTTTTTCTTCTTCATTTTTTCTGTGAATTTTTTATTATAAACGTATTGGGATCTATTTTTATTATCATATCCTATTGCTAATACTTTTGCTTTTTTATTAAGGTTGATCTTAACATCGTCATATGCTGGTGGAAGATATAATCCTTCTAAAGCATCATCTATAGTTTTTTTATTTTTTATAATATTATTTCTTTTATCAAAAAAAATATATCCTTTTCCTTTTTTTTTTCTAAGAATATAATTCTTCATATATAATTTATAATATTAAAAAAACTTAAAACAATAAATTATAAATACTTTACATTCTCAAAGTAAATTTGATTATTTTAATTTAATATTACCATATTCAAAAGTCAACAAAGTTTACTATCTTAAAACATACTAAACTCTCCAATACTTTAAGAACACAAAGAACAATATGTCTTGTCTGATTGATTTGTCTAAGAAAACTATTAGTGCAGTCAAGGTTATACAGGTTGCGTGGTTGAAAAACCACCCAAGATGTTGTCCTATCTGTTACGACTCCCTAGAAAAGTCTAAGGGTCTCGTTGATACCCCGTGTGGTCACAAGTTTTGCCTGTCTTGCTATGTAAGACTGGAGGAACCCAGTTGTCCCATGTGTCGTGCAGACACTCATTTGGCTGAACCAAAGTTACCCGCCGGTGCTGTTCTGTTTGACCACGCAAAAGCATTACGCACTGCCAGGAGGCATACAGAAGAACAGGCATACCTGCGCGGTCAAATACACGCCCTGGAATCGCACATAGACACTCAACATAAAACAATGCACGCCCTGGAGTTACGCATAGACACTCTACAAAAAACAATAAAACACCTTGTAGACATGTCTCTGGCGAGGAAGACTGAGAGATGTTCTGATAATCAAATATATCAAAAATATTTCATAACAAAGTGAGTCAGATAGTTTTGATCAAAAAGAAAAACAATATAAAATAAATAACGTGGTAATTTTTTAGATTCTCAGAATAAATTTGATTTTTATAATTTAAGATTTTATAATTCCAAATAATCATTGTTACGAAACAACAATAACAAACACTACTAAATTCAAATAACATGTCGGCAACCTCAAAATCCGTCGCTAAAACTGCAGCACAGAATGGGACCATTCTTTCGAAATCTGTTGATGAGGAAAAGAGATACAAGGAATCTTCTGAGGCACAGAAGTCTCTACAAAAACCAGTACCTCTTGGTCCTCCATCAATCAATCCACAGGAGCGCGCTGCCGAACGCCAGGTCAATAGTCGTATGCAACGATCCGACGCAGTAGATATGTTACAGATTCCTGTAAATTCCGGTATGGACGATGCCAATAAGTCTGCCGCTGATGTATTTAATACTCAAGGGGAGGGTGCCTTCTTCAAGCACGTCTTTACAGACCAAGATACTGGTCGCACTATGTCATATAGCGAAATGAGGTCAATGTATGGATAATATATAAACAACAAAAACAATATAAAACAAATAAAAGAATAAAAATATAAAAACTATGAATAGACAAAAAAATACTACCTTTTTTTACAAATTTGAAATATTATAAAATATTTTTTTATTATAAATATGGATTCATTTCTTAAGCAAAAAACTATTCATGCGAACGAAATCGTGGAACTATTATCCGACGCTAAAATGTCCAAGAAAGGACATAAATCTACTGAGCAACCGGCATTTACTAGAGGGGAGTTTAGTGATTTCAAAGCAGGACATGACACTTTACCAGAAATACCTGATTCATTAAATAGGCATTTTAAGTTGTTATATGAAATTGTGGGCGATCCTGAAATAGAAATATATATAAATGATTGGACTATAATGTCATTGAATGAAGCATTAGAAAAATATGAATATTATAAGAATGATGGACAGTCGAGCATATTTGATATTGCTTATACTTATGCAGGTATGGGTCATATAGATGTATTGTCTTGTAATCTGTATAATCATTTACTATTTATGAGAAGAGACGGTGGATCAAATGGATGGGATAGAGAATATAATTATCTACAAGCGAAGAATTTTAATTATAGAAATTATGAATATTTCTATTTTAATAGTTGGAAAAATAAATTGTAATATATAATATAATGATAGTATTTGGTAATAAAGTATCTGGACAAGATGCTGTAAAAGGGTTAATGTATATTAAGAAACCTTTATATTCAAGATACGGAATGTTATTTGATATGGGACCTAGTAAGATAAATTCAATGTGGATG